GGAGTTCGACGGCATCCCGACGCGCACGATGGCGCCGTAGTGCGGGGCGCGGAAACTATTGTATGGCCGGGCGGGGAGCACGATTTCCGCCTTGGCATCGGCGAGTTGCGGGCCATCGAACAGCGCAGCGACGCCGGCAGTTCTGTGGTTATGATGCGGCTGCTCACTGGGCAGTTCAAGATCGACGACGTCTTCTCGACGCTGCGTATTGGTTTGGTCGGTGGCGGCATGTCCGAAACCGAAGCCAAGAAGACCGTCGAGGCCGCGCTCGACGTCGCCAGCCCCTACAAACTTTCCGTGACAGCCGCAGACGTGCTGCGGCGCTTTGTCATGTGGGACGACGGAGACGATCAACCGGGGGAAGCGCCAGCGGTGGCGAAGGAGCCGTAAAACCACCGCTCAGGAATGGACGCACCCGCTGGTCATCCTACTACGGAGCCGGCGCCGTGCTCGGCTACACGCCCCGCGAGGTCGACGATTTGACCCTGTGGGAATTCGAGGCGTGCGTCAACGGATACCGCCAAGCGCATTCTTCGAAGGAAGAGACGCCACCCGCAATGGACGACGATACGGCTGCGGAACTTGGGATCGAAGGGTTTTAGATGCCTTCAACGCAAGAAGATTTGGCCCGGCTGCTCGTCACCATCGAGCTGTCGCAGGCCAAGACCGAGAAGCAGGCCGCGGCGATTGCTGCGGCCGGCGAGCGCGCGGCACGCAAGATCGATGGCGACTTCAGGGCGGCCAACCAGAACATCGCCAAAAGCTTCGACGCCGGCGGCAAGAAGGTCATTCAGTCGCTCGGTGCGCAGCGCGGCGCCGTCACCAACCTCAGTTTCCAGCTCAACGACATCGCGACCCAGCTTTCGTCCGGCACGTCGTTCTTTCAGGTCATGGCACAGCAGGGCGGGCAGGTTGTCCAGTCGTTGACCGGAGCCGGCGGCGTCCTTGGTGCGCTCAAGATCGTCAGCGGCGCGCTGTTCAATCCGTTCACGCTGGCGACGCTAGCGATTACGGGCGTGGCCGCGGCATCGGCGCACTATTTCAGCGAGACGTCGACGGACGCCAAGGAGGCAACCAAAAAGATCGAGGAACACCGCCAGTCTATCAAGGCGGCGATCGATGCATGGGGCAGCGGTGCGCCAGCGGCGCTCGTTGCCTACAACGACGAGTTGGAGCGGCTCGACAAGCTGGAAAAGCAGCGGCTTGGTCTGCAGGCAGCGATCAGCGATGCGCAGGACTCCAGCAACAAGATTTTGAGCGACTTCGGCCCGCGACTGGAAAAGGTGCTGGGCCTGTTTCAGTCGTTTCCGAAGCACAAGGCGACGGTTGAGGCGGCGCGCGATGCTTGGGCTGCATATGCCGAGAAGGTCAAGGCCGGCACCGCTACGGCGGAAGACAGCGCCAATATTGCCAAACTGCTCAACGAAACTATTGCCAAGCTGCCGCTCGGCCCGGCCAAGGCCCTTGCGGCGGACTTTGGCGCTCTGGCCAAAAGCATCGACGCTACGGTCGGCCGCGCTCGCGCGCTCACCGGCGCTCTTGAGGAGGTCGGTAAGGCTCAGAATGTCTTCCCGACGCTCGGACTTGGCGGGCCTGTCACCAGCGAGGGCGGTGATTTCAAGTTTCCAGCGACGGGTCTCGGCGACTGGGAGGAAGAAGGCGCCGCAGCCGCAGGCGACTGGCAAAAGGGCTGGGCCGACCGCATGTCGTCGAAGGACTTTCTTCGACACCAGGCCGCGTCCGAACACATCAGCTCACGCATCGAGGAGCTTGACAATGAGTTCGCCGACAAGATGGCGGCGTTGCTCAGGAAATTCCCCGAGATCAAGATTGTTTCGGCGACCCGCACGACCGCTGAGCAGCAACGAATCTGGGACTCGGGCGTTCGCCCGGCTGCACGTCCCGGCACGTCGCGCCATGAACGCGGCGGCGCAATGGACCTCAGAACTGGCGGTCTGGCGGCGGAACGTTATCGCGAACTCGTAAGAGAGGCCGAGCAGCTAGGGCTGGAGTCGCTCGCTGGAATTGGTGATCCAGGCCACTTCCAAATGCAGGGCGACAAATCCACGAAGGGCAGCACCACGAAGGTCGACAGCGTCAAGGCATTCACCGCTGCACTTGCAGAACAGACGTCCGTGATGAGCGCGCAGCGTGTAGCGGCCGGCACGCTCAACGTCGCCTTTGATGAACAGGTCTATGTCGTCGAGCGGGCCAAGCTGATCCAGGAGGGGCTGAACATCGCCAAGCGCGATGGCATAGCGGCAAGCCCGGCCGAAGTTGCTGCGATCACCGCCGCGGCCGATGCGAGGGCGAGAGAGGAAGCCGCCGTCAAGGGCGTCACGAATGCCCAGCGCGACCTCACGCAATCGGCCCAGCAGTTCAACGCGCTCGGCCGCGATCTGATGGGCGGCTTCATCGCCGATCTGCGCGCCGGCAAGTCGGCCGCCGAAGCGTTCAGTAACGTGCTCGACAAGGTCGTCGACAAGCTCATCGACGTCGGCCTGAACATGCTGTTTCCGACCAGCGGTGTCGGCGGGCTCGGTGGTGGTGGCGGTCTGCTTGGTGGAATGATTATTCCGGGCATCCTCCACGACGGCGGCGTTGCCGGTAGGGACGGATACGGCCACGGCCGGTCTGTCTCCGCGGCGGCGTTTGCGGGCGCCAGGCGCTACCACGGCGGATCAAAGGGCATTGGCGGGCTGCGCTCGGACGAGGTGCCGGCAATCCTCCAGCGCGGCGAAATGGTCATTCCGAAGGGTGGCTCCAAAGGCTCCACCGAAACCATCCGCGTGGTGCTTCAGGATGACAGCGGGAGAATGGCGGCGGTCGCCGATCGGCAGATACAGACGCGCGCCGGAACGCTCATCCATGTCGCCGTGCAGCGCAGCGTAAAGACGGTCCAGAACCAACTGCCGAGCATGATGGGCGACGCGCAGGTGAGGCACGGATGACAATCCTTTGGCCCGTCAATCGCTTGCGCCCGCAAAACATAGCGTTTGACATCGCGTCGCGGAACCTGGCCGCCCCGCCTTCAGTCTCAGGCGCCACGCAAGTCGTGTCGTCTGATGCGGGCATATGGCGGGCCACGTTCGGCAGCGTGATCGTCAAGAGCCGCAATGAAGTCCTGGCATGGCGCGCAATCGACGTCCTGCTCGAAGGCCGGCTCGGCGCTATCCTCCTGCCTATGTGCGCAGGATACCAGCCTCGGCCAGATGACGCGGCTGAACTTGGCCTATACGATTCCATCCCGCACAGCGACGACGCCTTCTTTAGCGACGACTCCGGCTACCAAGGGCGGGTCATCAACGTTCACGCCGCTGCGCCGGCAGCGGCGCGCGCCGTGAGCATGTCCGTGACGGTGGTTGTCGCAGGCACGATCGAACCGGGCCAGCACTTCTCGATCGGCGAGCGGCTCTATCGCATCCGGTCGTTCAACAGCGATACGGGCACGATGACATTCCGGCCGCCGTTGCGGGAAGCAGTCACGACGGGAACCGCGCTCAACTTCGACAGCCCGGTCGGCAAGTTCCGGCTGGCAACCGACGACGGCATGAACCTTGAACTTGCCTTGCGCCGGTTCGGCTCGCCATCGGTCAGCTTCGTCGAATATCTCTAGGGGAGCCGCATGGCGTTTTTTACTGGAGATCAGGTCACCCTGTTGTCGGCCGGCACGGTGTATGTGGCCTTCCTCGTCGAGTTTCAGTTTCAGTCCGAGACGGTGCGCATCTGGAACGGCAACACGCCTCTGGTGACCGGCGGCCATACGTGGCTACCAACCTACGGATCGGGAACCATTGACGGGCTGGGAATGAGCGGCGGAACATCTGCGGAAAGCGTTACCTTCACGCTCAACGCGCTGCCGGGACAAGACCCTGACATCCTGTCCCTGGCGCTCTCCGAGACACCTGACGTCGTGCAGCAACTTGTCATCGTCTACATGCAGTTTCTGGACTCCGACTACCAGATCGTCGGTTCGCCGTTCGGCATGTTCTGGGGCTTCATGCAGCCGCCGAAAGTAAGCCGAACGACCGCAGACGACACGACTGGCGCCATACAGTCGATCTCGCTCATGGCCGAGAATGCATTTTTCAATCGGTCCAAGCCGGCAAGGGGACGTTACACGGATCGAGATCAACAGAAGCGCTCGCCGGGCGACAAGTTCTTTCAGTTCACGCCTAATCTGCTGTTCAAACGTATCGTGTGGCCTGATTTCGTCATTCTAGCCGCCCTTGGCCTTTCGTCGATGCTGGCCCTTTCTGGTGTCAACGGTCTTGGCTGATGACCCTCTACGAATTCATTCACTTGGAAGCACGCAAACCCTTTCGGTGGGGCGAGACGGATTGCATAGCGACCGCCGACAGATGGATTTGCGCACAACTCGGCTTCTCGCCGCGTCTCAACTACGGGCGAGCCTATGAAACAGAGGAAGATGCGCGTGAGTGGTTGGCCGAACCTGGCAGCATCGCAGTGGCCGTTAATCGCGTCATGCGCGAGGCTGGCATACCCAAGACGAAGCACCCGCTGGCTGGCGACGTCGGCCTGATTTTCCACGCAGGCGACCAGCTTTGCGGAGCCATAAACACCGGCACCTATTGGTTCAGCCGCGACGAGCATGGGTTCATCGGCGAGCCGCTCACTGCCTGCTGGAAAGCATGGAAAATAGGATAACGCATGCCGGCAACTATTGCCCTCGCTGCTACCTTCGCCGCGGCATTCATCGGCGGCGGCGCGATTGTCTCGACGGCGGTCTTTACGATCGTCAGCGCCGGCATTTATGGCGCGATCGGTTACGGCCTAAGCCTGCTTGTCCCTTCGCAAAAGGCGCCGCCGGCACCAAGGCCGGAAGACGTGCAGAATTCCGTGAGGCAACCAGCGCAGCCGCGCGCACGCCACTACGGGCGGGTCAAGGTGTCTGGCCCATGGGTGTTCGCGGACAGCAAGGAAGGTGCATTTTTTAAACTTCTTGCGCTTGGTCAGGGGCCAATCGACGCTATCGAAGAATATTGGGTAGACGACAGGGCCGTTACACTGACAGGCGGCTTGGTGACGGCTGCGCCATGGAATAGCAATCTCGGCATCTATACGCGATTGGGGGAGGCAGTCGAGACGCATTACACCGAGCTAAGCTCCCGCTTTCCGGAGTGGACATCCGCACATACAGGCGACGGCGTTGCATCTCTTTTGGTTCTCATCGGCTCAGGGAATGACCAAGAGCAGTATTTCGATCGATACCCGAACGGCATCAACACCAATTTCCGCGTCGTGCTGCGCGGCGCCAAGGTGCTCAACCCGCTCACCGCCCTTACCGCATGGTCGGACAGCGCCGCGGCAATCGTGCTCGACTACATGTCGCACGCGGACGGAATGCGCCTTCCTCTCGCGATCTTCAACACGCCGCTCGCGCTTGCTGGCTGGCAGTTGGCGGCGACGAGGTGCAACGAGACCATCGCTCGCAAGGCTGGCGGGTTCGAAAGTCGCTATGTCCT